AGAATGACGTATGGGGGGAGGGGTCTCGCAAAATAGGCCCCCCTCTGCATCGCCGGACCACTCATTTTTGCCCCGGGGGGATATTTGGTACAATGTTTTGCCTTTTAAAACCCCTGGGAAGTCTAGGGTAACCATCAGACATCTCTAGAGAAGTCTTGTACAAGTGCTTGAATGGCTCAGCGAACTCATCGGAACCGCTCCGATAGTTGACTAAACTTTTCAAGCCCCAACGAAAGGAGGCGACCATGGACATCTTCACCCTCGGGTACGCCGCGGCGTTCGTTCTGTTCTTCGGATTCGAAGGCTGGGCGATCTTCAACAAGACCGAAGGCGACACCTTCAGCGAGAAGGTCCGCGACTACTTCCACGTCAAAGGCAAGGTCGGCTCCTTCGCCTTCATCTCAGCCTTCGGCATCTTCGCTGCCTGGTTCGTCGCACACATCGTGCAGATCCCAGTGTAGCTCGCTGCCCCTACTCACTTAGAAAGGAGTTGACGCATGGCAGCTCGGCACTTCAAAGAGCCGACAGAGCCGGAGCCTAAGAAGCCTCGACCTCGTCGTGCAACAACTCCCGAAGGCCGCGAACAACAGATGATCGCTTTGGCTGTTGACGTCGCCGAAGACATGATGCGATCGGGAAACCCTCCTGCTCAGGTCGTGACACACTATCTGAAGATCGGTTCTACTCGAGAGAGAGTTGAGCTCGACCTGAAGCGAGAAGAGATCGAAGTTGCCAAGATGCGTCGAGAGACCATGGCCGCGGCTCAGCGTATCGAGTCCGTCTACGAAGAAGCTCTCGCGGCAATGAAGTTCTACAAGGGCGGCGCATCCCCGGAAGGCGAATACTATGAGGAATAGAACCTACAGCGAACTCATTCAGATCGAGTCGTTCGAAGATCGCTTCCTTTACCTTCGGCTTCAGGGCTCGGTCGGCCTCGACACCTTCGGGTTTGATCGCTACATGAACCAACGGTTCTACGCCTCACGAGAGTGGAAGCGTGTTCGACAGATTGTCATCGCTCGAGACAACGGCTGCGACATGGCCGTTCCGGGCTTCGAGATCTACGACCGAATCTACATCCACCACATGAACCCCATGACGCCAGACGACATCAAGCACGGGAACGACGACATCCTCGATCCCGAGTTCCTTATCTGCGTCACCCACAAGACCCACAACGCAATCCACTACGGCGATGAGAGGCTACTTCCCCGGCAGCTCATCGAACGTCGACCCGGAGACACCAAGTTGTGGTAACACGAAAAGGAGAACGCATGCCCGACATCGACAAGTCCGTTGCCGGCGAGCCGGCCTACAGCGACCAGCTTCCCCCCGCGGGAACCGAGGTCAACGTCAACATCGTCGCCGAGGACTCCGAGGAGTCTGACCTCGCCAAGGACCAGACGCCCGAGCTGGACGACGAGGTTCTCGAGGTCGAAGCTGACGAAGACGTGGACCTCACTGGTCCTGCGACGGAAGGAGCCTGACATGGGTGGCACTTCCCCCGCGCCCGAGGTCAAGGTCCCAACCGCCAAGCAGTTCCTCGCCATGGCAGCCAGCCAGATCGGCACCATGGAGGGCCGCGACGCCTCCGGCAACTGGAACAACCTGACCAAGTACGGCACCTGGTACGGCATGAACGGCGTCGCCTGGTGCGGCATCTTCGTCTCGTGGGTCGCCTTCATGGTCGGCGGTCTCGGCACTCTCGTCCCCAAGTACGCCTCGTGCTTCATGGGTCTCAAGTGGTTCCGCGATCGTGACCAGACCGGCTACTGGCCGCCGCAGCCCGGAGACATCTTCATCATGCGAGTCTACAACCCGGGTGTCTGGAACGCAGACTCAGACGGTTGGGCTACGGCTCACACCGGCATCGTCGAGAAGTATCTCGGCAACGGTCGCGTCCAGACGATTGAAGGTAACACCAACAACAGCGGCTCTTCCCAGGGCAACGGCGTCTACCGTCTCATCCGTCAGGACAGCGAGGACGGTAAGCGTTTCGTCTATTGCCGTCCGAAGTGGGCGCCCGAGCCGCCGCCGATCGTTGTTCCTCCGGTTGGTCATGGTGGGGCTTCTGCTCCGCCGCCCAAGCCGGCTCCGAAGCCGATCCCAGGTGCAACCTACACGGGCTCGAAGAAGATCGACGTCTCCGCGGTTCGTCCCGGTCGCCGGAACGAAGCGATTCGTCGCTTCAACGGTCTGCAGTGGGCCTGGCTCTGCAAGAACAGCCCCACCTACGCACGCGCGAACGTCGGCCTCTGGATGAAGGAGCCTTCAGCTCTCTACGGCAAGCAGGCTCAGCGCGCTACCCAGGAGCTGTACCGGGTCCTCAACGCGAGGCAGCCCAAGCTCTACGGAAAGGTCTCCCTGCCGACGTGGCCGGGAAAGGCCGGCGTCAAGGCCATCGGCGGCTACCCCGTCTGACATCACACACCAGTAACACCTGAAAAGGAGGTAACCCATATTGGCTGAAATACCTGGAAGCATTCTCGAAGAAACGAAGAAGATGCTCGGCCTCGCCGCGGACTACTCCCCGTTCGATACCGAGATCATGCTTCACATCAACGGGACACTGTCCAAGCTCGACCAGCTTGGAGTCGGTCCAGAGGACGGTCCTCTGATGATCATCGACAACACGGCCACGTGGGTCGACCTCATCGGAGATGACCACCGCCTCAATCAGGTCAAGACCTTCGTCGGCCTCTCGGTCAAGTTGGTCTTCGACCCACCGCAGGTTGGCGTCGTGCTGACTGCGATGAAGGAGCAGATCCAGGAGCAGGAGTGGCGTCTCACACAGGTGCTTGACACCGATCGATGGGATGCTGCACGAGCTAGGGGGTGATCCTCAAGCGCGTCGTGGTTATTCAACTGGAACTCACCTGCCGAGTTCTGGGACCACGAGCTGTACCTCGCCGGTTTTACAGGTCCTCTAATTCTTTGTGACTAGAGTGACTGATGGGGCTGGTGTTACTGGTGTGACAGATGTGACTAACTTTAGAGCCTCTTGAAAGGAGGTAATCGATGGCAACAAATCGTCCAAGCAATGCCCTTCAGCATTACTACGACCGCAAGAAGGCCATGTTCCACTACGGAACCAAGGGAATGCGCTGGGGCGTCCGCAAGAAGTCCGATTCCGGTCCTGTCGACGTCAGCGTCAAGACCAAGCCGGGCCGTCAGGTCAAGGCAACCGGCGGAGCGAAGCATCCTCCCTCCGAGGACGCAGTCTCGGCAGCAACGCTGCACCAGAAGGCAAAGAAGAGCACGACTGACTCTCTGTCTTCGAAGGAGCTGCAAGCTCTCGTCAACCGAATGAACTTGGAGCGGCAGTTCCAAGATCTCGACCGATCGGGCGTTCGTGCTTCGGCCGGCAAGAAGTTCGTTCAGGAGTTCCTGTCGAACGGCGGTAAGGACGTGGCGATAACGTCCATCAAGGAAGGCGCCGCCTCGGCAACCAATCTGGTTCCGGGAGGCAAGGCCGCCAAGATCGGTGTGCAGCTTGGCGCTGCCATCGCAACCGCCTACGTCAACAAGAACACGCGCAAGAACAAGTAAGGAGAACCACAATGACACTACTCGGATCCAACGAGATCGAGCATCGGTTCGGTTTCCACAAGGGAACGATCGAAGGGCCGAACGCAACGGCTCCTGTCCACGCGGGTCTCCGCAAGAAGTTCCGCGAGTTCGCCGAGCATCTCGACGAGGTCGTTCCCGACAGTCGTGCGAAGGCTGTCATGTTCACCGAGCTCGAGACCGCGTCGATGTGGGCTCACAAGGCGATCGCCGAAGGGGCGCCGCTAATCGACGAGTAAACGAAAGGAGGAGCGATGGCTCTGTCAAACACGGCGGTGCCGTACTATTACGGCATCTTCCGCGACAAGGTGCTTCGAGGAGACATCCCGGTCAACCGAGAGATCTCCCTGGAGATGAACCGAATTGACGCGCTCATCGCAAACCCCAACGTCTACTACGATCCCGGTCCCGTGGAAGGTTTCATCGCCTACTGCGAGAACGAGCTCACACTGACGGATGGGACGGACCTGGTTCTGCTCGAGACTTTCAAAGTCTGGGCCGAGCAGATCTTCTGTTGGTACTACTTCCAAGAGAGGACCGTGTACGTCCCATCCGCCAACAACCATGGCGGAAAGCATGTCAAGCGTCGGATCAAGAAGCGCCTGATTCGAAAGCAGTACCTGATCGTCGCTCGAGGGGCGGCCAAGTCGATGTATGCCGCCTGCATCCAGGCGTACTTCCTGAACATCGACACTCAAACGACGACGCAGATCACGACCGCTCCTACCATGAAGCAGGCCGAAGAGGTGATGTCGCCGATCCGAACGGCCATCACAAGATCTCGGGGTCCGCTGTTCAAGTTCCTCACCGAAGGTTCCTTGAGCAACACGACCGGATCTCGTGCGCTTCGGGCCAAGCTTGCGTCGACGAAGAAGGGGATCGAGAACTTCCTCACCAACTCGATCGTTGAGATCCGTCCGATGTCCATCAACAAGCTGCAAGGGGCCCGACCCAAGATCTCAACCGTCGACGAATGGCTATCTGGTGATCTTCGAGAGGACGTCATTGGTGCTTTGGAGCAGGGTGCATCCAAACTTCCCGACTACTTGATCGTCGCCATCAGCTCTGAAGGAACGGTCCGAAACGGCTCTGGCGATACCATCAAAATGGAACTCGCTGACATCCTAAACGGCGACTACAGCGCGCCGCATGTCTCGATCTGGCACTACAAGCTGGACGAGATCGAGGAAGTTGGAAGACCGGAGATGTGGATGAAGGCTCAGCCCAACATCGATCTCACCGTGAGTTACGAGGTTTACCACGAGGAAGTGGAGCGCGCTGAGAAGGCGCCTGCCACCCGCAACGACATCCTCGCAAAGAGGTTCGGCATCCCCATGGAAGGCCATTCGTACTTCTTCCACTACGACGAAACGCTCCCGCACAACCCTCAGCAGTTCTGGCAGATGCCTTGCGCTCTTGGCGCGGACCTCTCACAGGGTGATGACTTCTGTGCGTTCACCTTCCTCTTCCCACTCCGGCGGGGAAGGTTCGGCGTCAAGACTCGAAGCTACATCACCGAGCTAACTCTCAAGCGACTTCCCGGCGCACTTCGGATGAAGTACCAGGAGTTCATCGACGAAGGCAGCCTTCACGTTCTGGATGGAACCATCCTCGACATGAACGAGGTCTACGACGATCTCTCGGCCTTCATCGAGGACCAGGGTTACGACGTCCGAGCGTTCGGCTTCGACCCTTACAACGCGCGCGAGTTCGTGGAGCGATGGACGACCGACAACGGTCCGCACGCCATCGAGAAGGTTATCCAGGGCGCTAAGACAGAGTCGGTTCCTCTCGGAGAACTGAAGACCCTGGCGTCCGAACGCATGCTGCTCTTCGACGAGCTCCTGATGATGTATGCCATGGGTAACTGCATGGTTCTTGAAGACACCAACGGGAACCGTAAGCTCTACAAGCAGAAGCGCGAAGAGAAGATCGACAACGTTGCCGCCATGATGGACGCGTTCATCGCCTGGAAGCTCAACAAAGAGGAGTTCGAATGATCAACAGAAAGGAGGTGACACATGGGACTAGCTTCGCAACTGAAACACGCCTGGAACGCATTCAGTACTGTCGATGATGATCGCCTAGGTAGCTCATACCAAGGCGGCGACTTTGTCATCGGGTCAAGCAGACCAGATCGAATTCGCGTAAATTTCGCCAACGAACGCTCCATGGTCGGGGCGATCTACACGCGAATGGCGACCGACTTCGCAGCAATCAGCATTCGACACGTTCGTCTCGATGACAACGATCGGTTCGCCGGCGAAATCGACTCGGGATTGAACAACTGTCTGAAGCTGGAGGCCAACGTCGACCAGGGCGCTCGATCCCTCAAGCAGGACATCGCCCTGACTCTCTTCGAGCACGGATATCTTGCGATCGTCCCGGTGGACACCTCCGTCGACCCGGGAATCACTGCAGGATTCGACGTTCTCACGATGCGCATCGGTCACATCGTCAAGTGGTATCCGCAGCACGTTCGCGTGAGCGTATACAACGAGAAGACCGGCAAGCGTCAAGAGGTCACGGTGCACAAGACAAAGTGCGCCATTGTCGAGAACCCGTTCTACAACGTGATGAACGAAACGAACTCCACGCTTCAGCGTCTGGCTCGGAAGCTTGCGCTTCTGGACTCAGTCGAAGAGGCCGCCGGTTCAGGCAAACTCGATCTCATCATCCAGCTGCCATACGTCGTCAAGTCGGAAGCTCGCAAGAAGCAAGCCGAACAACGACGAAGTGACATCGAGGTTCAGCTCAAGGACGGCAAGTACGGTATCGCCTACACCGACGGCACCGAGAAGATCACGCAGCTCAACCGACCGGCCGAGAACAACCTCCTGAAGACGATCGAGTACCTCGCCAACGAGGCGTACGGCCAGCTCGGTCTCACCCCGGAGATCATGAACGGCACGGCGGACGAGAAGACCATGCTGAACTACTACACCCGGACGATCGAGCCTCTTCTCGAAGCCGTAGTGGAGAGCATGAAGCGCGTTTTCCTCACGAAGACCGCGCGGTCTCAGGGACAGTCGATCGCGTACTTCCGCGACCCGTTCAAGCTGCTTCCGATCTCCAGCATCGCCGAGATCGGCGACAAGCTGACCCGAAACGAAGTCATGACGTCGAACGAACTTCGTTCTGTGCTCGGCCTGAAACCCTCTTCGGAGCCCAAGGCAGATCAGCTGATCAACAGCAACATGCCGCAGACAGCGACGGGTCTTCCCGTAGCCGATCCGGCCGCCGCGTCCGACCCAGCCGATGCGTCGGTGAACGGGGATGACGAAGCGAGCATCATGAATTCGGCCTTCGACGAAGTCGATTCGACACTCGACCAGATCTTTGCTGATCTCGGAATCGAGGAAGATGGCTGAGTACTACGACCGACTTAGGGCCCACGAGTACTACCTACGTACTCGAAAGCTCAAAGGCCGGAAGACGGGTTCAAAGCCGCCGCTGTCAAGCATCAAGCCGAGCAGCAGTCGGCCCTCGGTGTCGAAGGGGCTAGGCAAGAAGGCCTCCAAGGCAACCAAGCCCCCCACACAACTTCGAAGTGAAGCTCAAGCCCGAGTGACCGCCATCAAGGCTCGTCTCTCAAAGCTAGAGTCCGCCTTGAAGGCGTTACTAAAGGAGTCGGAGTCCTCGAAAGAGAAGTCGAAGACTAAGACGCCGGAGAAGTCTGGCAAGGAGAGCTCGTCGAGTTCGAAACCTTTGACCGCAGCTCAGAAAGCTGCCAAGAAGAAGACGAACGAAGAGTACTACGACAAGCACAAGAAGCCGGCCGAGAAGAAGGCGACTGGAACGCACGACATGACCAATGAGCAAAAGATCGAAGAGGTCCGAGCTCAGATCAAGAAGGCTCGAGCTCAGCTCAAAGCCGCGGTCATTCGAGCCAGACAGTCGTCTACCAAACCCGCAAACGGCATGAAAGGCCGTTGAACCCACTTAGGAAGGAGATAGCCATAATGGAAGACGCTGACTTCAGCGGTTACGCCACCAAGGCCAATCTCGAGTGCTCCGACGGGCGGACAATCATGCCTGAAGCTTTCCAGCACATGGATGGCGCGCAGGTTCCGCTCGTCTGGCAGCATGACCACTCCAGCCCGTCCAACGTGCTGGGTCACGCGATCCTCGAGGCTCGACCCGACGGCATGTACGCCTACGGGTTCTTCAACGACTCCGTTGAGGGCCGCAAGACCAAGCTGCTCGTGGAGCACAAGGACGTCAACTCGCTTTCGATCTTCGCCAACCAGCTGGTTGAGCGTAGCAAGAAGGTGTTCCACGGCGTCATTCGTGAGCTGTCGGTCGTTCTCGCCGGCGCCAATCCTGGCGCCATGATCGACAACATCGCGATCGCCCACGGCGACAGCATCACCACGCTGGACGACGAGGCCGTCATCTACACCGGACTCTCGATCGAGCTCGCGCACTCCGCCACCGAAGAGGTTGAGGAGACCGAGGAGACCGAGGAAGAGACGGAAGAGACGGAAGAGGTTCTCGAGCATGCCGACGGCAAGCCCAAGACCCTTTCCGATGTGATCGCATCGTTCACCGACGAGCAGCGAGCCGCACTCGAGTACTTGCTTGGATCGGTGGTTGCAGACAACCCCGTGCAGCACTCCGCGACCGAGGACGACCCGTCCGACGCCGACAACCCCGACTCCGAGAGCGACTCGGACGACGAAAACCAGTCCGAGGACGACCCGTCCGACGACGCTCTCACTCACGCCGACAAGGAAGGCACCTCTGAGATGACCCACAACCTGTTCGAGGACAAGGACGGCGCCAAGAGCGACGCCAACACCCTCTCGCACTCCGAGCTCAAGACCATCGTCGACGACGCTCCGAAGTTCGGCTCCCTCAAGGAGTCGTTCCTCGCGCACGCCGGCGAGTACGGCATCACCGACATCGACCTGCTGTTCCCGGACGCGCAGGCCGTCTCCAACACGCCGGAGCTCATCGCCCGTCGTACCGAGTGGGTCGCCCCCGTCCTCGACGGTGCGAAGCACTCCCCGTTCGCGCGCATCAAGTCGCTCGCGGCGGACCTCACGGCTGACGAGGCCCGAGCCAAGGGTTACGTCAAGGGCAACCTCAAGAAGGACGAGGTCGTCAAGCTCCTCAAGCGCGTGACCACGCCCACCACGGTCTACAAGAAGCAGAAGCTGGACCGTGACGACATCGTCGACATCACCGGCCTCGACGTCATCGCCTGGCTCAAGTGGGAGATGCGCTTCATGCTCGAGGAGGAGCTCGCGCGTGCGATCCTCATCGGCGACGGCCGTGAGCCCGACGACGACGACAAGATCAACGAGGACAACATCCGTCCGATCGCCTGGGACGACGACATGTACTCCCACAAGATCACGGTGCCGACCAACACCGACGCCGAGGGCATCGTCGAGACGATCCTGCGTTCGCGCAAGCACTACAAGGGCAGCGGCTCGCCGACGCTCTTCACCACGGACGACATCCTCACGGACATGCTCCTGATCAAGGACTCGCTCCGCCGGCGCGTGTACAGCACGATGGACGAGCTCGCTGCGGCGATGCGCGTCAAGAACATCGTGGTCGTGGAGGTCATGGAGGGTGAGGCGGACCTTCTGGCCGTCATCGTCAACATGTCCGACTACACCATCGGTGCCGACAAGGGCGGCCAGCTGGCGATGTTCGACGACTTCGACATCGACTACAACCAGCAGAAGTACCTCATCGAGACCCGCATCTCGGGCTGCCTGACCAAGCCGAAGTCGGCCCTGGTCATCCAGCGCGTCTCGGGCACCACGGTGACGCCGACCGTCCCGGCCTTCAACGCGGCCACCAACACCATCACCATCCCCACGGTGACGGGTGTCGAGTACTACGACGTCACGGACCCGACGGGCACGGGCACCCTGCTCACCGCCGGCAACAAGGTCATCACCAAGACGACCGACGTCGAGGCTCGTCCGACCGCGGGCTACAACTTCCCGCACAACATCGACGCCGACTGGACCTACGCTTACACGGCTGCCTGAGGGTAGTCGCTGCGTAGCAAGCCTCAGCGATGAAGTTCTACGGGAACATCGGCTACGGCTTGCAGGCGGAGACCGCACCCGACGTGTGGGACGACGTCATCACCGAGAGACCATACTTCGGAGATGTAGAGCGTCCCGCACGTCGGTTGTCGGAGGGAACCGAGATCAACAACGATCTTACGGTGACCAACTCCATCAGCATCGTCGCGGACGGGTTCGCCAACGAACATATCTTCGCAATGAGGTATGTCGTGTGGCAGGGGGTTCGCTGGATCGTCACCAACGTAACGGTTCAGCGCCCCCGCCTCCTGCTGAACTTGGGAGGAGTATACCGTGGGCCGACGCCTTGAGCTGTCAGCAATCCTCAAGACGTTCTGTCCGAACGTATATTTCCAGCCAAGTAACAACGTCACGATGACTTACCCAGCTATCGTGTATCAGCGGGCTCCGGCGATCTCCAAGCACGCGGGAAACCAGCCGTACAACGTCACCGATCAGTACGAGATCACGGTCATTGACAGGAATCCCGATTCAGAGATTCCCAGCAAGGTCGCCACTCTGCCGACGAGTCGACACTCCAGGTTCTTCATCATCGAAGGCCTGAATCACGACGTTTACAACATCTTCTTCTAGAAAGGAAGAACCAAGCATGACCCGAGTTCTTTGGGACCAGGTCGGTGAGCGCCGGATCGAGACCGGTGTCGACCGTGGCGTCCTCTACATCCCGAACGCCAGTGGCGTCTACGACAATGGCTACGCCTGGAACGGTCTCACGGCCGTCACGGAGTCGCCGTCGGGCGCCGAGAGCAACAAGCAGTACGCCGACAACCAGGTGTACATCAACCTCATGTCTGCCGAGGACTTCGGCGGTACCATCGAGGCCTTCACCTACCCGAACCAGTTCGCCCAGTGCGACGGTTCGGCGACGGCGTCGGCGGGTGTCTTCATCGGTCAGCAGGATCGCAAGTCCTTCGGCCTGTCGTACCGCACCCTCGTCAAGACCGACACGAACCCCTCCGCCGGCTACAAGCTGCACCTCGTCTACGGTGCGATGGCTTCGCCGTCCGAGAAGGGCTACACCACGGTCAACGACAGCCCCGAGGGTGTCGGCCTGAGCTGGGAGTTCTCGACCACGCCGGTCGCGATCGCCACGGCCATCGGCGGCGTCACGCCCAAGCCGAGCGCGATCATCACGATCGACTCGACCCAGGTCCCGTCAGCCAACCTCGCGGCTCTCGAGGACGCCCTCTACGGCACCGCCGGCACGAACCCGCGCCTGCCCACGCCCGACGAGGTCATCGCGATGTTCGCTGGCGCCCTGACGGTGGTCACCCCGACCGCTCCGACGGCCACCGCTGCGGGTCTCATCACGATCCCGACGGTCACCGGCGTCAAGTACCTCCGCGGCGACACGAACGCGACGGTCACCGGCACGGTGCAGATCACGGGCATCGGCAACAGCCTCATCATCAAGGCTGTCCCCTCGGCTGGCAACTACGTCTTCGCCGCCGGCGTGGACGACGACTGGCTGTTCACCAAGACGGCCTGATCCAGCTCGTCTAGCACATGAAAGGAGGCCAGAGAGTGCTCTCTCTACCCATCTACGGACCAGAATCTTACGACAGCAGTCGAGATCGGTTCACGCGCACGGAGCTTTTCCGTTTGGAGCTCGAGCACTCTCTGGTCTCCCTTTCAAAATGGGAGTCAAAATTCGAAAAGCCGTTCCTTGGTGACGGCGAAAAGTCGGGAGAAGAAGTTCTCTGGTACATCGAAGCGATGCATCAAGGCGAAAACCTCCCGGAAGACTTCCATGAGAAGTTGGAGGTTTCAGACATAGAAGCCATCAACGACTACATCAACGCCAAGATGACCGCCACCTGGTTTGCCGACGTTCCCGGACGCACCGCGCAGAAGGAAATCATCACCGCAGAGATCATCTACTACTGGATGGTCTCCCTCAACATCCCATTCGAGTGCGAGAACTGGCATTTGAATCGTCTACTCACGCTGATTCGAGTAATCAACGAGAAGAACTCTCCGCCGAAGAAGCTCAGTCGCGAAGAGGTCCTCGCTCGAAACCGCGCCATCAACGAACAACGACAGAAGCAGTACGGAACTGCCGGCTGAAAGGAGGTACCTGAATGTCCAGAGTAACCTGGGGTGATCCCGGAACTCGTTTCTTCGAGACTGGTGTCGATCGAGGCGTTCTCTACGTTAACAACGATGGTGTGGCCTGGACTGGCATCACGTCCATTTCTGAGCGCGCATCTGGAGGCGAACCGAAGCCGTACTACATGGACGGCATCAAGTACCTCAACATCGCCGGCTCCGAGGAGTTCGAAGCCACGCTTGAGGCGTTTGCGGCACCGGCCGAGTTCGGTCCATGTGACGGAACTCAGAGCATCAACAACGGCCTGTTCGCAACTCAGCAGCCTCGCAAGGCTTTCGGTTTGTCGTACCGCACTCTGATCGGCAACGACGTCGTCGGTCAGAACCTAGGGTACAAGATCCATCTCGTCTATAACGCTCTCGCGGCTCCATCCGAGAAGCAGTACACGACGTACGGCGAGTCGTCGGACCCGTCATCTCTCAGCTGGAGTCTCACCACGCTCCCGCCGTCTTTGACGGGCATGAAGCCGACGGCTCATTTCGTCATCGACTCTCGCACCACTCCGGACGGTCTGCTCGAAGCGATCGAGGACATTCTTTACGGGTCTCCTTCCGCAGATTCTCGTCTGCCTCTCGTCTCCGAGCTCATTTCGATGTTCCAAAGCCAGGGACCGCTTCGTCGAACGAATTCGTTGTTGAACGGCGGATACGTCTTGGGTATCGCTGCGGCAGAGATGCGTCGAAACCTCGTCTTGAACCCCTCGTTCAAGAACGCTGGAACGCCGGGTACGGAAATTCGTCGGAACGCCTTCACGGATCCGCGCATTTCTTCAGTCGCAAGCTGGTCCGCGGGCATCGCAACAACCGGTGTCGGCGGCGCGACTCTCACGGCCACGTCCGGGGCTTACAGTCCGAACGTCACGGGCGTTGCTGGCGACTATTGGACCGTGTCCTGTGATCTCACCGCCCCTGCGGGTTCGGCTCTGACGGGAACGATCGCACTTCGACCCACGACGGCTTCATCTTTCGGATCCAACGCATTTTCGGGGTCGACCTTCACGGTTCCCGCTGGAACGACACAGCGTGTGAGCAACACGTTGGTTCTCCCGGCTGGTAGCGATGGACTTCGTGTCTACGTCAACGGTCTGAACGCGTCGAACATCTCAATCGACAAGGTGATGTTCGAGAAGTCTCCCACGCTGCTTCCGTATTTCGATGGTGGTACGGTTGCCGATCTAGGACTGACATATTCCTGGACTGGCACCGTCAATGCAAGTGCTTCGACGGCGGTCGGCATCGGTGCTTACAACAGCATCAAGCAATATTCTCGAGCCGCGTGGAAGCTTGTAGGTGGAGCCAGTGATGGAACAGACTCCGCTCTGGCCTACATCAACTCGAACAACATTTCCACACAGTCGGTAGCGAACGGGCTGCTGATTTGGGATCACGCGTCGAACGGTCCCGCGATCGTTTCTGGCGATGTTGTCAGCGGAAAATTTCGAGCACGATTGAGAAACGCGTCGGCCGCACTCACTATTCGACCGTCGCTGTATGCGTACAGCTCTGCCCCGGCAGGAATCGCGTTCATCGTGACGGCGCCCGATGTGACTCTTCCGGCGGACGGAAGTTGGGTCGACGTTGTCATTGCAAACCCGAGTGAGCTAGTTGCTCCGGCAAACTCGGCTACTGCACGCGTCTATGTTCAGCTCGTCACGGCTTCGGGCGGTCGACAGGATCTCATCGAGATTTCGAACATTCTCGTCGAGAAGTCTCGATACCCGGGACCTTGGTTCGCTGGCGATACTCCGACGTTTGATGGGTTGACGTACTCCTGGACTGGAACGGCCAACGCGTCTGCGTCCATTGGATCTGGTTCTAGGCCTTCGAACTGGGCTCCCGCAACAACCGGTCGTTATATTTGGAACGTTCCCGGCGATGGCGCCATGCTGTACTTCCCGCTAAATCTGAATAGTTCGGCGTTCAGTACAGCTTACGTTCTTCCACCCGATACGGTTTACACATCCGGCGCAACATTCGAGTTGCCCGCTTGGGCTCCTGCTCCCGTCTCGGTATACCTGGCTCACCGAACCTACACCTCCGGGGGTGTCAATCTCGGTTGGTATCAAAGCGACACCGTCGTTCTTAACCCGGGCGAAAGCGTTCGACTCTCAGTGACTTCCACTACGGAAAGTACGGCGGGTCAGTTGCGCGTTTACGTCAACATGATCGGTTACGGGTATTGCAAGGTTCGTCAAGTCTTTTCCGGTCCCGGCACCGATGGAAGCTTCTTCGATGGCGACACCATAGATGCCAACGGAAAGTTCTATTCCTGGGCCGGAGCGGCAAACGTATCGGCCGCTTTGCTGAACTCCTGGTACAAAAACTAACTAAGGAAGGAGACTCTCTCATGACCAGACTTATTTGGGCCGACAAGCCCTACGAGGCTGGAGTCGATCGGGGTGTTTACTACACCCCCGGGGGCACCGGCGTGGCCTGGAACGGCTTGACGGGCGTGACAGAGTCTCCTTCCGAGGTTGATAACCTTTCCAGCCATATCGATGGTGTTCGCGTCTACCGTCGCGCTCGAGGCGAGGCATTCGGCGGTTCCATCGAAGCCTTTACGGCTCCCGACTCGTTGTTTGAGAACATATTCTCGCAACGACGTCGCCAAAACTTCGGTCTTAGCTATCGAGTCAAGACCAGCGATTCATACAAGATCCATCTCGTCTACAACGTCCTTCTATCCGCGCCTGATGTGTCCTACACGCAGGAACAGGGAGAGGCAGATCCATTTTCATGGAACTTCACGACGACCCCGCTTCCGATTCCGGGGATGAAGAACTCGGCGCATCTGATTATCGATGCGAAATCCGCATGGCCCTCAGCCCTATCGGCGATCGAGACCGCACTTTACGGAGACGAATCCGCGGATGCACAACTCCCGAGCCCTATGGCAGTTGCCGACATATTCGAGGCGAACTCGATCTTGCGTATTGTCGACAATGGCGACGGGACGTGGACTGCAACGGGTCCTGACGAAGCAATTCAGATGCTCGACGCCACTACTTTCCAGATCGATTGGCCTTCGGCCGTGGAGCTGGACGACGACACGTACCAAGTTCAGTCTTGGTGAAAGGAGGCCTCAATGGCAACGGTAACAGGTTTGACAGCAACTCGAATGCTGGCGATTGAGGCGGCTTCTGTCGTCGGCGGCTCCGTTGACGGTAGCGGAAACCTC